TCCAAATCTTTTAGCAAAATAAGATTTATTGTTGAACAAAAAACTATCAGGAAACTTTAATAAAATACCTTTGTCATCAGGTGTTCCCATAATAATTTGATCTTTAACATATTCAGTTATGTCTAAAGATAAATCTTCATTTCCTAAAGTAAAAGTTGCTGTAGGATCAACAAAATCATTAGCGTCGTCCAGTGATTCTATATCTCCACTTGAATGATTAGTTATATAATCAGCAACGTTCCATTCATTATTTGTTGAATCATCATTAATTTTTTGAAAATTACAAACATCAGTATCAGAAAAATGTACTGTATCTTTACCGACACCTTCTTCAAAATTTTTTAATAGTTTAAAAGCTGATAGTTGAAAATTCTTAGGCTTTACAATACCCGTAGATACATCTTTTAAAATAAGATTTGCAACTAAATTGTTAAATGCACCTTCATTTGCAAGATTGTCGCCAATACCCCAGTTTGTCTTAAAAGATTTTAAATCAAATTTTAATAACGCTGCACTAAAGTCTATTCTTGCAAATTTAGTTATAGTGTTTGTATTTGTTGTGCCTACATGAACCATGTTGGTAGGAATTGTAAATGTTGTATCTCCAGATAATCCTGCTTTATTCTGTTTTAAAATTAATTCATTATTTGAATTATTGTATGCACTTATATCTAAGTCATCAACAGCGTTAATTGCGGCAGCAATTGTTGAAGCATATTGTGAATTATTTGCCTGACCATTTATACCAATTCTTATTCTTCCAGCTGTAATATTATTGGCTTCTGTATCAAACTCAAAAGTTTTTGTCACGCCGTTTGCATCTGTTAAAACTAAGATACTTCCGTCAGAAATTGTTGTTCCTGTCGTAAATTTAAAAGCTGCCCATGACTTTGCATTTTTATTTTCGTTATATAATTTAAAAAGATCTAAGGTTGCAGCTTGTCCAACATTAGATTTTGAACCGTCATTTTTCTTTGTTTTTATATTAGAAACGTATGTGTCTTTTTCGGCATCAAGTATAATAATCATAGTTATCCTTTAGTTAGCTGCAATACTTATGTCTTTAAACGTATATCTCATTTCAAATATTCCTCCTCTGGGAGGATAAATTAATCCTTCTTCAAATAAAGTCTGAGGATTAAAAATATTTGTGTTATATGTCAAAGTTTTATTTAAGTCTAAATCATAAAAAGAATTTTCACTTGTTTTTGACACAATTAGAGATTTTTTAGGTGTCACTAAAGAAGAAACACCATCAGTTGACTCTATAATAAGTGATATTTGTTTTGTATCAATAGGTGATCCAATTTGCAACAAATCAAATCTTAAAAAATTTATTATTCTAGTATTTATATCAAGTATAACACTAAAAGGATCAAAGCCAGATTTAACCTTGATTTGTGCTTGTATTCCAAAGTTAAATACAGGAACATCCAAGATATTAAAGGAATCCCCTATTAGTCTAAATTCGTTTAAATATTTTGATAAGTTAGTTTTAATAATATCAGAAGCTTCTATGTAATATCCATCTGAATCTTTGCAAGTTATAAATAAATCTTTAGAAGTTCTTGTAAAAGGATTATCTAAAACTACTGCCTTATTTATTCTTCCAAAATCGCTAGGCATTGTTAAAATCCTTGAAAGCAGATCTTCGTAAGTAATAATTCTTGATTGTGCTTTCATTGCATTTGGTATTTGAAGTTTAAGTTCATCTAAAGATAAAGGTTGTGTTCCACCAACAGAACTTGTTTCATTATTAACAAGTAAAGAGCTGATTACCTTGCTTGTTTCTTCTTCATAATCATTATCTATAATAGAGTTTGGAAATGTTATTATAGGATCGCCAACAACAATATTAATAGAACTAGGTGAAACATTATGAGAAACTCCACCTCCATGTTTATAAATGACTGTAATTGATTTTCCTTTAGGTGATACTCCTAAAGAACTATTTTCTAACAAAAGACCAGGATCTAAATCTACTCTACTAACTACTTCTTTATCTTTTATAGGAAGCAAAAGATCTTCTGGATTTGCAAAAACATTATCCTTTATAGATTTACCATCACCATTACCAAATCTAATTGTTGTTCTACCAGTTAAAAAGTTTTCTTCTCTTGTAAATCTAAAAGGCGCAGGAATTATAGTTAAATAATTGTCATTACTATCTCTAACTTTTTTAAATACTGTGCTTTGACTTAAATAATCAACTTCAAAATATTCGTTGTTTTCATTATCAAAAACGGCTATTATGCTTGTAATATTTTCTTTTTCAAGCTCAACTGAAAGAAAATATTCAGATGAAGCATTAGTTAAATCAAATACTTCTTCTGAAACATCACCAGACACACAAACACCTTTTTTAGTAAGTAATAATGACGTTATGTTTCCGTTTATATCTTCATCACCTTCTTCTTGAATTGGATTAATATTAAAATCTAAATCTTCCTGAAGAGTAAAAATAATTCCATTTGAAGAACTAAGAATTGTACCACTTTTAATTATAGGAATATAAGTTCTAACCGGCTTTAAATCAAAGTCTTTTGAATTAACATCTCTATCTACTTCTATAGTAAAGTCTACATCAACTGAAGATGGTGATGCTTTTGAATCTTTTATATTTGCTCTTTGTAAATGTTTTATAATAGTAGCAGGGTCTGTTGCTGTTTGGTAATCTAATTCATTAAATTGTTGTTCAGCATAGAAAACTAACGAATCACCAACAATCGCCGCAAAATCTAACAGCATACCTCCAAGTGATACTTCTGAAAAGTCTACAATATTATCTTTATAATATAGATTTGCATATTCTAAAAGCTCTTGACGAAAATCAGAAAAAGTTTGACTTGAAAATTGTCTATTATTTTGATTTCTTAAATAACTTTCTAATTGACTTACTGGCATTGTTTTTCCTTTTTATTTAGAACTGTTAATTATTAGCTTTAACGATCTATTTTTGTTAAGCAAAGGTATGTTATATTTAATTGTTATTTCATAAAAACTTTCTATATTTTGATTATTTTTATTTATTTCAACAATATCAGTATTTTCAATACTTAAATTACTTTCTAATCCTTTTGCTAATTCAAATCCTTTTTCGTTTGATACATTTTCTTTTTTATTATCAATACTAACTCTATTTGAATAAAATTCAACTAATCTTAAGCTAGGCATAAATTTTTGTACAACTTGACGAACTTCTTCAGATGCTAAATCTGCAATTTCGTTTTCTTCTAGTGTATTATTTGAATATATTTCTCTCAAACTTGTTCCATAGTCTGGAAAACCAAGTCTTTCACCTTTTTGTGTCATTACCAAGTTTTTTAAATTATCTTCTATCTGATCAAGAATATCGTAATGCATTTTAAAAAGAGTTTCTTTTTGAGTTGTACCTCTTTCTAAAGGTGTCTTAATACCAATAGGCTTTAAAGGTGAATCTAGAGTTTTAGCTTTATATTCACCTCTAATTCTGAGTTGTGATAAACTAGTACCTAATTCTGACATTTTATTACCATAAAGCTTTCTTGTTTGTTATACATGTTTATACTAAATATTAACTAAGATGTTTTTGCAAATCTAGAAAGAACTTTATATAAATTATTTTGAAGATTTTCATATCTTTTTGTTAAAACCTCATGATTTTGATCACCTGATTTTGGCCCTGCAGGTAAATTTGCAAAATTATTAGCATTTATTGTTGTAGCTTGAGTTGCTGGATTTTTTGAAGAAGGTAAGGTAATACCACCTCCTGGCATTACTCCAGAATGTGTATGGTTAGTAATATCTTCAGATAGCTTTTTTATTTGTTCAACTAAGTCTATATTAATATGTATAAGCTCTTTTACGATTGATATCAAAGAATTGCCAAGAACCAAAGGCTCAGACAAATTAGGTTCATAACCTATTAAAACACCGCTCCCGTTTCCATGCATACCTTCTATATTTACAATATCTCTAGATTCTTTTAGTAAAAATCTTTCATATTCTTTATTAAAGTTTCCTAATAGTATAGACTTGCCGTCTATAGCAATTTGTCCATTTTCTTCTAAACATAAATGAGAGTAATTTTGTGCCTCATTGCTTTCTTTAATTAATCTAATTGATCCAGAAGGTAGTAATAAATTATCTGAATTTTGATATTTTTTTCTTGCAATAATTCTAATGTCATTGCTTTTAATAAAAATACTTGGAACTGGTACTTTTCTTAAATCTATAGAATTAATTTCAATATTATTAAAAACAACATTTTCTTCTTTACTGTTTTTGTCTAAATCACTGCCACTGTTTCCTGTAAATAAAAAAGCTGCTGAATATGTTTTTGCTTTTTTAAAATCTTTGTTAAGAATATGTTGACCTTTTAAAAAATCAGAATTGTAATAATCTTTATCTAGATTATCATATTCTGAGATGTATATCCTAGATGCATCATTAAATTTACTAATTTTTCCTTCTGGAGACTCATCTATATAATTAATATCATCACTTAAACTCATTTTTTGATTTTTTAATAATTCTAAATCACCTTCAGTATTTTGAATCTTTAAAAAGCTATTTGTTGATAAGTCTGATTTAATTCTAAGATCAAAATTTTCTGGAGTTTTTCTAATTGAAACAGAGTTTTGTCTATTGTTAGTTTCAAAGTCTCTAATTAAATGTCT